ATTTTGAGCTTTTGAAGCCTCGTCCATCTGAGCTTCACTTAACCCAAAAGAAGACAAAATACCTTTTTCTTTAGCCATTTGCCCTAAATCAAATTTTGCAATACTTCCTGCAGTATTTTCAAATGCTGTCAAACCTTCTCTCTTAGCTTGCTCTTGAGCCATCATTAATTGTGTCTCTATATCACTTTGTTTTGCTCTTAATTGTGCTTCTACTTTTCCAATTTGAGAAGCTGCTGTTGCACCTCTCATTCCCGCTGCACCTAATCTTGCTGCCAATTGCCTTCTTTGCTCTTCAGCACCTGCAGATTGAGCACTAGCCATTTGCGATCTTCGCCTTTCAAGTACTTCTTGAGGAATACCTTCCTCCATTTGTTGTCTACGTCTTTTAAGTACTTCTTGCATACCTTCAGCTTGGGACAATCTACCTAATCCTTCTTCACCCAATATCTCTTTTTGAGCAAATTGCATACCTCTTTTCATAGAAGCTGCTCTTTCTTCTCTTTCTTTAGCAGGATCTCTTTTTAAAGAAGCCATTGCCTCACTTAAACCTTTTGATTGCCTTTTAGCAGCTTTTTTCTTACTAATTCCTCCAAGTAAGCCAAGCCCTGCACCTGCTACCGCACCCCATGGCGTTTTTGTAGCTAATCCTCCTGATAGTGCACCTGATAAAATATCACCTAACATATTTACCTCATAAAAATTACTGTGATAGTCGCTTCTGTACTACCACTATTAGTTAAACTTAAATAGCCTGTTTTCCAATCTTTGTCGCTTTTTGTAATTAACCCGCCACCTTGCTGACTAGTTATTATATACTGTTTTGGCGTGAATTTCAATTTATTTTTAACCTGAACTTCACTATTTGCGCCAATTTTTAAATCCTCAACCTTAAAAGCTTCCATATTTTCTTCCAAAGAAAGCTTGTATAATCCATGTGATAATTCTCTTATCAACTCTTTTATATCTAAACTAGTTTCTAATGAAAATTTCATTCTTTAATCTCCGCTCTATATGGTGCAGCAACTTCCATTTCATAACCAGTTAATAATACATTCTGACTAGCTTCGCTATTACTAAAACAAACTCTTAAACTTTTGCATTTACCTGTGGGCAATTTACTTTTCATTTGCTCTAACAAAGGAGAACCCCAACTCGCTGTACCCCACTGAAATGCGCCCCAACCTCCTGCAGAAGCTAATCCAAAATCGTATGTAATTGACGCATCTATAGAAGTTGAAAAATTCTTTTGAATATCTGCTTTAATTTTAAATGTTTCACTTTCAAAATTTTCTTGAGCAGTTAACGCAAATAATTTTAATCTTAAAAACTTTTTAAATATTGATGGTTGTCCCATAATTTCCCAATTAGTTTTATAAATAAATTTTATTGGTTTATTATGGTCATTATAATCATTTGTATTTTGAGTATCACTAAATCTATAACAAACTGATTTTAATGCACCAGAAGTATCTCTTCTTCTTTCTGAAAAATAAATCTTTTTATTTAAATTTACAATTCCACCAGAAAAATCAACATTGCTCCATTTTAGCCAAGCTTGTCTATAGTAATCAAATATAAAAATTTCGCTATCTGTAGATGTAGCTAATTTTGGTCCGGTTGCTGTTTGGTCAACTGGTAAATGAAGCATTAATAGTTCTTTATCAACCCAATTAAATGCTACTGCCTTTTTAAAATTAAATGATTTAGATGTTGATTCAAAGTCTGGAGAAATTATAGAACTAATTTCAACTAATTCTCCAACCCTACTAATCCCATACATACCTTTTTCAGATAAGAAAACTAAGTTTCCTTTTAATTCTTGTATGGTATGAAATGCTTCACAACCAATTCCACCTTCATTTGACACTAAATCAACTTTAAATATATCGGAGCCAACATCACCTGTTACAGCATGTATACTATTTTTATGAAATACAAAAAATGTACTTGATAATGAAGATATTCCAGTAATTACTTGACCTAATCCTGAATCAATATCAAATGCATTATCTGTAGAAGGAAATCCTTCAGGAGCTAATATGTCGCTATAATATACTGTATTTGGTTTTGCCTTATTTCCAGATAAAAAAAGCATATTTTGATGTACTGTTACATATTTACAATTTTCAACTGGAAGATCAGGGTCATTTGAAGGAAAGCTATAAAATTCTGTATCTGCAGATTTATCTGTAAAAGTATCTGAAAAAGAAGCAGTACCATTATCCTCAGAACCTAACAAATAAAAAGTTTGTGTAAACTCATCACCTGCTGTAATACTAGCTAATTTATTTGTTCTCCATACACGTATTTTTAATTTAGAAGGATCGCTTGTATTAAACCCTTCTGAATCAGCTAAAGTAGGTAAAGTTACAGTTACAGTATCTTGCGCAGAATTATTTATTTCAATATAATTATTAGTGCTATTTGTACCTGGTTCACTAATAGTGCCTTCAATTAAATTTCCTTTAGCATCTTCAAATTGATATGTAATTCTATACATATAAAAACCATGTGCCTTACCATTATTTCCAGAAGCAGTAGCTAAAGTAGGGGTTACTGGTTTTGGCATTCCAGCCTTATAAACCCTAGAGCCATCATATTTCATTAAAGGATTACCTTCTGAAGCAATAAATAAAACACTATTAATAGAGGCAAAACTAGCATTTTCAAAACTTGAATTATTAGTATCTATTGTAAATGAATTAGTTATAGCTGAATTTGCAGTTTGAATTTTTGTCCATTTATAATAAGGTAAGCTTACACTACTTCCTGAAAAATCAGTTATACTTACTGGTGTAAAAAATGCAGCACTTGTTAAACCACTGCCAGTTTTTGTAGCTGAAAACTTAGTTACTGAAGTAGTGGCATTTAATGTACTTTCTAAAGTAGCTATAGGATTAGTATCTGATATTCCAGTTCCTAAATCATATGCCCAAACTTGCGTCCCATTAGTATATAATGTTAATTTAAAATTAGATGTATCGGGATTTACTTCTATTGAATATGCCGGAGTTTCAGTACCAGAATAAGAAATAGTAAATGAATCTTCTTCTTTTTTCCATAAATTTTGATCTAATGTAATTAATTCTTGATTTACAGCTCCTGTAAGCATATTTACATTATCAAAAACTGTTAAACCATATCCACCCTGATTAGGTACTTTACCATGATATCCATATCTCTTATTTATTGCACCTGACTTTCTATAAAGAGCATTTTCAATTTCTGTGGCATGTTGAGAAGAAGACGAAAGAGGAGAATTTCTTTTATCTAATCCTTTAAAATTTGAATACCACTTTGTTATTTGGTGTGCAATACCCATTAATTACTCCAATCATCCCAATTATTAAGTTGAGGTACAAATTGTACATCATCACTAATCATTGAATAACTTTTTACTATATCATTTGCCATTTGGCTTAATTCTTGTATCATTTCAGCAGAATCTACCGAACTATCTCTTTTTAATATCTTCCATGCACAATATGCAATTAAATATCTTTCTACATTTCTTGGTAAATCTGAGTGAGTAGAAGTGTCTTTTCCTCCTACTATATATTGATTTGCACTAGGCGTTCCAGTTATAGTAGATGTATCTATAACTATGGATGATCCATTGGAAGCCTGTGAAGTTTTTGTTACATTCTTATGTTTTATATCTCCATCAGAATCTACAATACAAATATAGTCATGTTCTGATAAAGAAATTGTATCTGTTACTAAAGTTGTATTTTCTAAAGTAATTGTGCCTGCACTATATGAGGCTATTTTTGCTACTCTTAAATCTAATTCATTTAATCTTTTTACATATGTAATTCTTAATTTACCTGAAGATGGTGTTGTGTTTAATATAATTTTTCCTGACATTCTAATATATTTAGAAGGTGCTCCATCTATTCCAGAATTTCTTCTTTTTAAAGAAGTTTCTTCTAATATGTAATAATCATCTTCATTCCCAGTAGAAGAATATTCTACATTATTTACTTTATTATTTAAAAATGCATCTGATGGTAAAGTGTATGTATCTTGTCCAGAAGATATAGATACTACATATTCTTCTAAAAATATGTTAGGATGCTGGGCTACAATAAGTGATTGTAAGTGATGTTGAGCATCGTTTATATATTGCAAAAACTCCGAATCTTTTATACCTTCAAAATCTGAAAAAGATTCATTTTCGGTTTGCGCCCTTGCTTGGTTAATTAAATATTGTACA